GTAGAGAAACCAGCAAATAAAGTCCGGCCACCAGTTAAATACAATCACTACCGTGATGAGTTTGTCAACTTGGTTATTCCACCGAAACGACGACACAAGGGCGTTCCCCTTGAAATGGATGAAGTCCGACAGTTGCAGAACAAACCGCAGCAAAAAGCACGTACCAAGCAGAATGAACATTTGCTTGGTATATTTCCGAAAAACCGATTGGAAAGCATGGTCAAAGGCGAAGCCTATTCTAGTCCAAATGACCCCCGCGTTATCACCACCAATTCCACAGCCCTAACCATGGAAATGAGCAGATACACGTACGCTTTTAAGCGCGACGTCTTGAAGCACTTTGATTGGTACGACCCTTGTAAGACACCTGTTGAAAAGCATAAAATCATGCAGCAACTTGGTGACCTTGGATTCGTAACATCCGATTTTAGTCGCTTTGACGGTAGTGTGTCTGAATATCTACAGTCCATGATAAAGTCAATTTACATGTTTTGGGTAAATGAAACTGACGTTGCATGCTTTAAAGACAACTTTAATCAGGTCTTTATTAAACGTGCACGTACTAGTTCTGGATATAAGTATAACCCGTTGGATGGTACGCGAAGTGGAAGTCCTATTACTACAGATGGCAACACCATGATCAATGCTTTTATTTCCTATTGTGCTTTTCGTGAACTTGGTTTGAATTCTATCGATGCCTGGCAATCTTTAGGAATGTATGCTGGCGATGATGGTCTCAACCGAAATGTGGATGGATTCGCTGAAAGCCTTGTAGTTGTCTCTGGACAACTCGGCCTAGTAGTTGAAGCCTCCATGTCACCCGTTGATGGACCAATAACATACGCCGGCAGAACATTCCCAAGGCCCCTATCCAGTATGAGTAGTCATCAAGACATAAAACGAACACTTCCAAAACTCCATGTTAGTGCTAATAAAGCAGTACTTCGTGAACTCGCCGCAATCAATCGTGCGCGAGGTTATGAAGTTACTGATGGTAAAACACCACTTATAAGCGCATGGTGTGAAATAGTATTTCGTCATTGTGGCCGTCGCGAAGTCGATGACTCGATGTTGTCTGAAGAGCTATATAAGATTAAGAGTTGCGCGTGGCCCCAAG